AATCGTCCTCCAAATCCGAGCATCAATCGATAATTTGCCGGCGCACCCGGCCACTGACTGTAGTTGCCGCGCAGGAATGCGTTGTTGCCAAGCACCGGCAGCGTCATGCCGCCGGCAGCGAAGCCACCGCGGCCGGGCGACTCGAGCTCCTGCAGATTGAATTGCGGCAGCTGCGGCGGCGCGACCGGCGGTCGCTGCAATTGCGGTGCATCGCCGAGCGCGCCGAGGGTATTTGCTTGCGCCTTGAGTGCTTCCTGCAGCAGGGCGAGCTCGTCACGCCAATCGGCCACCTAGAAAACCTTGCCGAGGCCACCGATCAATTCAGCGGCGATGTAGAACGCGATCGCTCCCCAGCCGAAGTGCCAGCGGCCGCTCGCCGTCATGATGCATGACGCGATCACCGCGAACACGAACGCGAACACGAGCAGGATTAAACCGATGTTGTGCATGGTGACATCCTTTTGAATTGTTCGACCGGGATGACAACGACAGGTTCTTGATCTTCGATGTCGCCGCGATCGACGCGGCCGCGAAATTCGACGCTACGCTCGCGCAGCATACTTGTGTAAGCGTAGCCATCATTGAACTGGACGACGAACAGGCACGGCAGGCGCGTTACGCCGTACAATCTTTCCGCCGCCATGACTTTTTGCAACGACAAGAACACCGTGGGGTGCTCCGACAGCGTGCGATAGCGGCGCTTGAGCTCCAGCCAGGCGGTGATTTTATTGTCGCGTGTGACCGCATAATCCAAATTGTAGGCGCGCGGCAATTTGCGCACTTTGCATTTCCAGATCGGCTCGATCCACGCCGCCATCGATTTTTCGACGGCGATATTTTCCTCGGTTTCGTAGATCGGCCGCATCACGCAGCCTGCCAGGATCCGGCCGGCGGCTGACGCATGCGCTTGACTGGTTCGGTTTGCGCGAATCGCAACATCATCAGCGCGTAGCGCGTGGCCGACAAAAGATCGTCGTGCTCCTTCACCACCTTGCCGTCCTTGCGGTGATAGAGGCGGAATTCTTCGTACCAATCGTTGAGGTGCGAGAACACTTTCAGGCGGCCGGTCTGCATGCGATCGAGCATCAGCATCAGTCCGGCTTCGACGCCGGAGGCGCCATCGATGAATGTTGCGCGCTCGGGCAGCATGGCCAAATGTTGGCCGCGGTACTGCGAGGCGAGCTCGTCGCCACTGCCTTTGTCGGCGGCGAGGCCGTCGTGCGGCCAGGCGATCGGCACCCACTCCGAGCCCCAGGCGCGGATCGCCGCGGCGTGCAGGATCGGCGTCGACTGTCGCTGGCGGAATGCGCGCGTGACGTAGACGATGTCTTCCTCGCGATCGTGCGTGAGCTCGACGCAGGCGAACGGATGGTCGTAGCCGAAATCGAGCCCGCGGATGCGGGCGAATTCGCGCGGGAAAATGCGCGCCGGACAAACGATCTGTTCTTCGGTGATGGGGAAGATGCGGCCGGAGCCGAGGGTGGGAATTCCTTTGGCGCGCGCCTCGCGCTCGTGTGCGGGGTAGCCGGCGATAATTTTTTCGCGGTCTGCGGCCGAGTAGTGCGGCGCGTCATCGATCGTCATATTGATGTTGATGCGATCGGGCGAGGGTTCGAGCAGGAATCGCCGGCACACTTCCGACATGCCGAGCAGCGGCGTGAAGGTGGAATAGACCATGCCGGCGGTCGACGAAATTCGCGTCAGCGCTTCAGAGTAGATTTCCATCGGCGGCTCTTCGTCGAGCCAGACGAAGTCGACCGTGTCGGCCTGCCACTTGGAGCGGCCCTGGTCGTAGCTTTTAAAATTTAAGGTGCTGCGTCCCTGCTGCACGTCACCGCCACCGCCGTGCAGCACGACGATGCCATCGAGGGCGTCGCTAACGCCGTTGCGCCGCGACCAATCGAGCAGGCATTCCTGCGGCAGCAGTCCCGTGCCAAACGCCGATTGATCACGCGGGTTACCGACGATCAGTCGCTGCACCCCGTCGCGCGTGAGCTCGGCGGATTCTGAGCCGGCGACGGCGCGCAGCGGCCGATCGAAGACGCGGCCTTTCCACCAAGGCGGGTAGCGTCCGGTGAGGTGCATGGCCGCCTCGGCGGATCCGGCCAGCGTCTTGCCGATCTGGTTGCCGGCGAGCAAGGCGCGCTCGCGGTAGATACCGCCGGCATCATGGAATTCGCGTTGTTTGGGATAGGGCAGGTACTGCGACAGGCGGGAGAGTGAATTGCGTCGCTCGCGCTCACGCCCGAGGCGTTTGGCGAGGAGCTCTCCGGCGGCCAGGCCGCGGCGCAGTTCGGCGAGTTGTTCGGGCGTGAATCGGTATGTCGGCGTTTTTTTTGCAGCGGATTTTTTCGTCGATTTTTTCGCCGTCATCGCGAGCCTTTGTGAAAAGGGGTGAGGCGCGTGCTGAGCACCGCGAGGGTTCGCCCTATAACGAACCGCTGGGGGCCTTGCGAGCCGTACCAGACGCCTCTGGGGTATTAGAGCCAGCCGAATACGATGATGAACACGACCGCCATCAGGATGATGATGGCGATCGTGAAGGCGTTGTTGGCAGTGTAGTTCACTTCTTCTTTTTCGGCCCTGCTTCACCTTGACCGGGCACGCGCACCCACACCCAACGTCCTGGCGGCGGGCTCGGGCAGTAGGCCCAGGTCCAATTGCCGGGACCACCGTCCGGCAGTTTCGGCACCTCGGGGATGCCATAGCCTGGATCGACCGGGATCTGCGCCCACGGGGGCGAATATCCGGGGTCAACCGGGGCGGTTGGCGGCTCGGGCGGGATCCACGGGTGCGTCGGTTCGACCGGCACGTCGGGCGGCACCGGCAGCGTGTTATCGGGGTGCGGCAGATCGCCGGGCAGGGTGTGATCGGGGTGCGGCGGATCCACGCCCTCGGGCAGTAGGGCGACGACAATCATAGTCTCGCCAGGCTTGAGCTTGATCACTGACATTGCGGATCACTCCTTTTGTTTGTTGTTTATGCTAGCGTTCGTGATGAACGCCAACGACAGACTACGCGCGGATCGCACGGAACGAAAGCGGCTGCGTCACTTACGTGAGCAGTTGGCGGCGCGTGACGCCGAAATCGCGCATCTGCGTGGCGCCCTGGTCGAGATCGCGTCGTTGCGTTACTCGAATGCGGCGGCCGCGTCGCTGGCGCAAACGGCGCTATCGACGTGGAAACCGCCCGAGTTATCCACCGACTAGACCGAAATCGATAATAATCTTTCGCCCTAGCGCCGCAGCGCGAAACGATCGAGCGCGAAGCCAAAAACCCTCGATAGGTCAATGGCCTTCACTTGACATCAGTATAAATATTTTGATTTGCTACGCGCGCGCGCGGCCTAGACCGCATCTGAGGCGCAGCAAGCATGCTAGTCCTGAAACACCCGACGTGTCCATACCCATTCACAACTCTGGACAGCGCCTGGGACGATGAGCTCGCTGCGCTCGACATCGTCGAGCGCTGCGCAACCAGCGGCCGCCTCACAGCCGAGCCGCTCTGGCCCTCAGAGGCATCCGCGAAAGCAACAAGACCAGGCCACGTGAACCGCCAGGCCGACAAACGGTCTCTGCGGCCGCGCAAGGGATACCTCGATTTCACCCTCAATCCACTGCCGCCTCGACAGCCGCTTCCTGACCTGAATTCAGCCGCATAACCAACACCGGGATACCACACACATCGGCGCCGCGCGTAGCGCGCGCGCAACGATAGCTGCCCGGATTTCCATCGTGCAAGCGGCAAAACCGCGCTTTTGCAGCCTCTCACAGCAGCAGGGCGGGCACTAAGGGTACCGTACCTGCCCATGCTCATGGTGGCCCCAGCGACCGGGTTCTAACCCCGTACTCCGGGGGGTCCATGCTAACCCCTTGATCTACCTAGGCAATTCGGTGTGGTGGGACAGAAGTCCTAAACGGAGCTACCATTTACATAGCCCTCACTATGACAAGGTGAAGGTCGTCATTGATATCATTGAACTATTAGCCCGCATGTCCAACGCATGTCCAATATGGGAAGCACGAGCCGCGGTGCCCCGCCTCGATCGAGCGCTTCCCAGGTGCTTCCCAGAAGGCGTCAGCCAGGCGCTCGAGTCAATGATATCAGTGGCTTAGCGGTAAAGACCTCCTGTCTCTCAAGCAGAAGGTGCAGGAAACGCGGCAGCGGTGTTTAGATACTCTCGCAGTCTCACTCAGTGAGAATCAGAGCGCTCGCGGTCGGCCCTTCGAGCCCCAGATCTGAGCGCATTCCCCGAATTCGTGAGTGTTTGCGATGTCTCGTAGCGTTACGAGGGGTGCGGCCTTCGTGCGCTCCAGAGCACGCAGAGCGGGAGGAAAAGCAGCACGATGCCCCAGAGTTCTGCGCTGGTCATGTGCGATCGCGCTTGCCGATGTAATCGACGCTGTGCGAGAGCTCGCTGCGCAATTCGCTCTCGACCGCGGGATCCGTGACCGAGAAGCGCGGCGTGCGCTCGGCTTCGTTGCCGGGCTCGATGAGATTGATCAGATCGAGCGCCTCCAGCGCAACGACGAGCTTCTGCGAAAATGACCACTGACCGGCTGCGAGATTAGGATCGACCTCGCTCCAGGCCGCCAGGATGCGGGCGACAGCCTGCTCGCGCGTCATGAGAGCTCCTCGGTCTCGGGTTCGAGCTCTACTGCGCCTTCGATCATCTGTACGGTTTTTGCGCGTACCGCGGCCAGATGCTCTTCGAGCAGCGCGATCTCGTCATCGGTCAAATCGATGAAGGGCGAATTCACTTTCTCGGCCTGCTTGGGCAAGAGCGAAACGACGGCGTGCAAATAAACGCCCGGCTGACGCTGACGCACGCGCGCGATCGTTTCCTCGCCGTGCTGCTCGAAATCGGCGTGCAGCATCGCCAGGCATAATTCCTGCAGCTTCGAGCGAGAGCCCTTCGGCCGGCCCTTCGGGTTCGCCGATACGCCCGGCTTCCAACGAGTCTCGATGAGATGTGCAGCTGTCCGCGGCATAAGTGATCTCTAGCGTGTTTCATCAGGCGAGGAAAGTTAGGAATTCAATCCTCCTCGAGCCACGCGGCCAGGAGCTCGAGAACTGTTACACTTTTGTTCGTAATGTTGACAGTTCTCGAGCCCCTATGGTTTGGTGAAGGCACGCCCGTATTGCTGCACGCCACGCCCAAACGGTTCGAGAAATGCCGGCAGATCGCCCGCGCCCAGCTGCCGCGCCAGATCGGAATTCTCTGCCGGCCGCGGCTGATTGTAATACTCCTGGAACTGCCGATTGCGGATGTCGCGCGGGTCGGTGAACGGATCACGCCAAATGGCCGCCAGGTTTTCCATCGGCGCCCCGCCCATCAGCAGGTTGGTGAGATACGCGCTGATCGATCGCGGCCGCAGATCCTCAACATTCTCCGAGCGCCGCATGTTGCTGATGTCGATGCGTGGCCCAACCGGAAAACGCCCGCTGGTGTCGAATTCCTGCAGCCGCTGCGCCATCGCCTGGCCGAGCGTCTGCAGATCGCCACGTTGCGGCCAATAAGGAGATTCCGGCATCAGGGTTTGACCAATCCGGTGGCCAGCGCGATCGCGATCAAAACGATGATGCCCAAGAGTGCGAGTGCGGCGCCGAGCACGTAATCATTCACCGGCCAGGACGAGCGCTCACGCCGATCGGCGGCGAGCTCCTCATCACCAGGCAACGGGATCTTGTTGGGTCGACGGTGCGCCATCTCAATAGCTGCGGCTGCGCTTGCCAGTGTGCTCGCGCTTCGGCTTCGATAGCCCGGCCTCGCTCAGGGCGATAGCCACAGCCTGCGAGCGCTTCTGCACCAGCGGCCCCGTGGGCGAGCCCGAGTGCAGCTTGCCCTGCTTGAACTTGTGCAGCTCCTGCTTCACGCCGGCACGCCCCTTGGCAACAGGCATGTTATCCTCCGTTGTCAGGTGACCTGACCTCTGCTATGCATTGTGCTTCCGCAACGAAAGGACAGCCATGCATACCTATTTGCGCACCATGCACAAGGACGGCAAAACCCAGCTCTATACCGTTGGATCCTGGGCGCCGTCGATCGATGACAACAAACCCGCCGCACGCTGGATCCCGATCAAAGACTTCAAACGCGAAAAATACGCCGCCTGCTTCGTGTCGTTCCTCAATGGCGGCGAGGCGATCGAGCAATTCATGATCACCTGGGACGGTGACCAATGATCGGAGGATATATCGCCGGCTGGCTCAGCATCATCTGCTTCGGCCTCGTCATCGCCTTCCTGCTCGTGGGGCTCATGCAATGAGCACCGCCCTGGAACGCGAACTCGAAGCCATCATCGATAGCCGCGGCATCCACGCCGTGCTCGTCGCCATCGGCCGTGTCTGTGCCAATAAATCTGAGCACATCGCCGTCAATTGGCAAGACGCCAGCCTGGCCAAACGCTGGATCAAGCTCACGCACGCGCTCGCACCCATCATCGCCAAGACGGTCCACCTATGAGCAGGAGCTCGCTCAAAGAACGCGCCTATGCCATCCACAGTATGCGCGTGATCTCGGTCAACCAGGCAGCACGCTACTGCGAACTCACCAGCAAGCAGCTGCGCGCCTTCATCAAGGGCGGCGCCGGCCCGCACGTCACGCGGCTATCAAACAAGCGTATCGGCTTTACGGTGCGTGATCTCAACAAATGGATGCTTAAACGATACATGGAGGAAAACCCATGATGTGGCCGTTCGAACGTCAGGCCGATCGCATCGCTAAACTCGAAGACGAGCTCATCCGCGCCAACGCAGAAAACACGCGCCTGCATAACAAAATCACCAAGGCCTACGCCGCCATCGGCGATGCGCTGACCGCGCTCGATGAGGAGGGACTATGACCACACCAACACCGGCACAGATCGAGGCGGCGGCTAATGCAATGATTGATTGCATGTTTGCGCCACACGAACTGCCGCTAGATGGCGAATTGCAGGGCAAATATTATGAAACCGCCAAAGCCGCCCTCATCGCCGCTGCGGAGGTTGTACACCGTGAGATTGAGTTTCAGCCGGTGACAATAGAACCCGCCGCTGCGGGGGTTGGGGAGCCAGAACCGATCTATAAAAGTCCCGCGAATATGTGGCGACATGCAATGGATGTAACAGTCAGCCACACCATCGAACGCTGCGCCCAGTGGCTTATAGAGAATTACGGCAACAGCATGCGCTCAGTAGCCCATGACATGCGCCGTGCGCTGAAGGATAAGCCGTGAAACCAACACCTCCCGACAAAACAGATCGAGGGACCAAGCCAACTCAGGGCGATTACGATAGAGCCGCTGCGGAGGTTGGGGATAGCAAAGAACGCATTGCGGCAGATCAGGCATGGGTCGATGCTTGTGTCGCCGCCGAACGCGAACGCTGCGTCGAAATCGTCCAGCACTGGCTCACCGCGATGAACATGCTGCACGACGAAAAGGGCGAGGCTCTGCTGTACAAACTGCGCAAACTGAAGGAGCAACCATGACCACAGACACGCTCGAAGAGCTGATCGGCTTTGTCCTGTTCCTAGTGCTGATCGCCAGCGTCGCCATGTTCTCAATGCGGGGCATGACATGACAATCTTGTCGCTGCTGATCGGCTTCGTCGGCGGGATAGGTTTTATGCTCCTGCTGGCATGGTTCACACGCGACGATTTTCCGACGCTGTTCGTGCCGCGTGATTGGGATTCGCCGCCGTGGGATGGAAAGTGATCGACCTCTACATCAAGCTCGTGCAGGCCGCGATCCTCACCACCGTTCTGATCATCCTGTGGGTAGGATTATATGTTTTCGTGCGCGGCGTGGAAATCGTTCTCGACTGAGCTCGGGCAGCTGCCGTGCCGTGACGCCGGCAGCTGCCCCTCGATCGATCGCGGGCGGGCTGGGAGAGTTGGCCGCGGTCAACCGGAACGCAATAGCGCCCTGGCGAGGACAGTCACCAGGGCGCTTACGCTTGTAGCTCCGCAACAGCACCAATACTACAGATATGCATCCGTTCGTCAGTACGGTCAAGTTGCGAGCCTCAGAGAAGCCCGCTGGTGCGTTTAAACGCTCGCCCCGCTAGCATCACGTAGGATGAGGTCTTCCTGCGCACGAGGCACGCGCCCCTCGCGAGCCCAACGCCAATCAGCGGCAGACTCCAGCGAGATCCAACGCCGCTTGCCCAGCTGCATCTCGATCGGCCCGAAGCCGCTGTTGCGGAGCTCGTTGTACCAGCTGCGCGACATGCGATGCGCCGCGCAGAATTCGGCGATCGAATAAACCGCGGGCGCAATAGGCAGCGGGCGCTTGCGCGCCCGTGCCTTGGTCTTTTTGGTTTTGCGAATCATCTCACACCTCTCAAAAGCAGTGCTTGGGATTGACGCCGGCCGCCTTTTTGTGGGCATTCCACTCGGCGTTAGCGCGGAAGTTCGCGATCCGGTGCGCGCGGATAGCATCGTTATCGTCATAACCAAACTCGCGAGCCTGCTCAATCGCGGCCGCGACTTCGTCCCCACAGAAATCACGAGTGGTAACGATCACCCTGACGATCTGATCGATGTGCTCTTTCTTGATGTAGGCCATGTCGTCCTCCTGTTGACCAGACACCAGTGTACACAGGTGGACACTCCTGTCAACTTTGCTGTTGACACCCCCTGGGGGTCTGGTATGGTTCGGGTCAGGCGACCTGACTTCAAATTTTAAAGGGGAATTCAGATGGAAAAGACCACGGTTTTCGGCCTCCCGCTCAACCCGCTTTCAGCCCTCGAACAGCTGAAGGGCGCGTCTTTCTGCGTGTCCTACGCAACCCGCAAAAAGCTCACCACCCAGCTGAACGACGCGATCCGCCTGGTCGGCGAGGACGGCGTGCTGCTGGTCGACAACGGCGCCTTCTCCGCGTTCCAGGCCGGCGTCGACACCATGAACGACGAGGCCTATCTGCAGGGTTTCGCCAAGTGGGCCAACGACATTGCCGATCGCTGCCCGCAGGCCGTCATCGTTTTCCCCGACGTCATCGACGGCACCGCCGAGCAGAACAAAGCGCTCATCATCAAATCAATGGGCCTCGTGTACGCCGATCGCGCAATGCCGATCTGGCACATGCACGAGCCGATCGAGCAGCTGCTGTGGATGTGCCAGGCCTTCACCTACGTCGGCATCGGGAGCTCCAAGCAATATTTCGGCCTCGGCGCCGAGTGGCACGCCCGCATCAAAGAAATGTTCGCAGCGATCGATGCCTGGGAAATCGAAACCGGTTTCACGCGCCCGCGGCTGCACATCATGCGCGCGCAGAAATTTGCGCACTTGTATCCGTTCGACAGCAGCGACTCGACCAACGTCGCGGTCAATCACAATCGCTGGGCGCGCGACAACGGCGTCACCGAGAACCATGTCGGCAAGCTCGCGGCCCGCGTCGATGCCAAGATCCAGGCGTCAGCTGGCCCGGCGGCTCAGCATCAGATCGAGAAGCCGATCGTGGCGCGCCCCTTCGATGATGAATTCGCAGCCGAGCTCCTCACCAACCTCGGCTTCGAGGTCGCGATGGTCGACGAAGACCTCGCGATCGCAGCTTAACTCGCAACCACCAAACAGGAGACACCAATGCGCGTACAAATCCCTGCCTATACCGATCGCTGGATGATGGGCGATCGCTTCGGCGAAGTGGTTAGGGTCATCCAGACCCGCCGCATCGCCAACCGCGTGCGAGCGTCTTTGCTCACTAAGGCAATGATTGCCGGCGTGCGCGATGTCGCCGTCGTCAAGCTCGACAAGAGCAACCGCACCATCCGCGTCATCCTCGATGACTGCCAGGAGGTGTGAGATGGTCGATAAGATCTTAAAAAAGCAGGAAAACCTTCAGCGCATCCGCAACGCGCGTGCGCGATGGTGGAAGAAGCTTTCCAGGGCGACCCTGGAGATCAACAAATTGAACGATGAGGAGCGCAGGCTCCTCAAGCCGCGCAAGCTTGAGCTCCACGAGATCGCCGAGGTCACCAGCAAGGAATATCACAAGATCCGAGAGCAGGACTTCGACGACGCGATCCCGCCCTGGTGAATTGTTTCTCAAGAAACACGAGCAGCTGCGGCTCACCCCCGCAGCTGTTTTTTATTGCAGGCCGACCCAGCGCTGATCGAACTGAGACAGATCCGGCCAGCAGCATTCTTCCTGCACCTCTGGCAGCAGCACGGGCGGTGGCTTGAGCGGCGCCGCCTCATCAAACGGCCGGCGCTGGTACCACGTCACACCATCGAGCCCGGTGTCGGCGCGGATCTGGAATACCGGATCGCCCTTAATTTTTTTCTCCGGCTTGGCCGGCCACTGCAGCGAAGATTTCGGCAGCACGCCCTCACCGCGGTACCAGCACCGCTGGCCATCGATCAGGCGCCAGGACCAGTAGCTGCCGCCCTCCGGCCGCTCTTTGCATTCGATCGCAGCCGCGAAACCGACGAACACCAAATAGATCGCGAACGCGCACAGCATCACGAGTGCCAGGCGCAGGCCTTCAAGCGCGAGCTCTTTCATCTCAACCCTCTCCCCTTAGCTGACCTGGCAAACGACAGCGTCGCCAGGGCGTCACGGAATCGATCGGAGGTGTAGCGCTGCTTGCGGATGTCGCAGGCGCCGAATAGCGCCAGGGCGGCAACCGAGAACGACGCGCGGTTGCCGAGAATTATCCACAGCAATCGCGTGTCGAGCGGACCAACGTGGCGCAGTAGCCAGGTGAGGAAACTGTTGACCTCGCGTGCGCGCTCGAGTCCGACGATGTTCTTGAGCTCGGCCGACGCCTTGCCATCGATGCGATCGCCCTCAAACCACTGCCCGATGCCGGACACGCGCGACATATTTTCGAACACGAGCTCGACGTCACGGCCCATCTGAAAGCTCGCCTCATCGATGCGGCCGGTGCGCCGCTCGCGATCGAGCAGATCGATGCGGGCCAGAGCTCGCACGCGACGCTGCGGTTCGTAGGCGTCGGTTACCGCGATCGGCACCACGTCGCGTGCGCTGTTGTTGACCGAGCGTGGCGGTGTCGAGTAGCCGCCGGTCGGCTCGGGAACGCGGCGCAGATCGTGCCGGCCTGGGCCGCTCTGCCGCGTCATCACAATCGATCCGCAAATGACAGCTGACCCGGCAGCGGTTTTTTGCCCAGCTCAATCGCGGCCGGGCCTTCGTAATCGGCCGCGATCGCTTGCATCAGTGCGATCTCGCGCCCGGCCTGGTCTAGCTTCATTTTGCCCATTTCGACCCAGCGCGGGTAGACGCGCTTGCGCATCGCGAGCTCGCGGCGGATGGAAATAAGCTTCTCTTCTGCTGTGAATGTCATGACCCCTCCCAGGAGATTCTATCGATGGTCGTCGGGCCTTTGTGCGCTCGATCCCACACGTACCAGGCGAAGGCCATCGCGCTAGTGGCCTTTGGTCCCGTCCAGCCGTCGCGATGCATCATCGGCAGGCGATTGCGAAAAACGTGGATGCGCGCGAGCCCGCTATCTTCGAGGATGTCGGTGCGCTTGACGCTTTCGTAGAACGGCAAACGCAGCAGCATAATCACGCGCGGGCAAATGTCGATCGCGTGGCGCACGAAGGCCTCGGCCAACTTAAAGGGCGGGTTCGTGATGATCGCCTCGATTTTGTCTTGCGAACCCTTCGTTAAAAAATCGTGGCCGTAGAAGGTGTTTCTGTGCTTAGAGCCGTAGTCGATCAAGTCAGTAGCGAGCACCTCATTGCCTCTGGCGCGCAGCACCTTGACGATGTTGCCACGGCCGCAGGCTGGCTCCCATATTCTGAGCCAGGTTGGCAGTCGCTCGGCGCGCAGCATGGCCTCGACGGCCACGGCCGGTGTCTCGTAGAGATCGTCGCCGCGATCGGCGTGCTTGTGTCGGAGCTCAAGCATCATTTGAAATTGTCCGTTAGCTTATCCCAGGATCCCGGCTGCGCATCGGGCAGCGCGTCCCACTGCTCTTGCGTGATGCCATACTTGTCCATCACTGCCTTCGGCGTGGCCGGCGCCACATCGCCTTTGAAATGAAAGCCGGCGGCGCGGAGCTCGCCCTTGATCCTGGCCACCACCGCAGCGCGCTGCTCGGGCGTTGTCGTCTTGACCTCGGCCTCGTAGAGCTCGCGCTGGCGCAGCTGCTCGGCCGCGCGCCGATCCCAATCCGAAGCGTAGCTCGACTGCCGCACGCGCGAGTCGCAGAATTCTACGAGCTCGGCGATCGAGGGCGGAAATTTGCATTCGCGCTGGATGCCAGTGATCGGCGACGTCGCCCAGGTGATCGTGGCATCGTCATACCGTTCGAGCACCATCAGCAGCTGATCGAGAAAGCCGGCCGGGTCGGCGAAATCATCCTTTCGATAGGCGCTGAAGACGCGCCGGGCGTTCGTCAATATCCACGCCGCGCGTTTGTTGTCCTGTTTCGGGGATGTAGTCGTCGGCGATCCCGGCTTGCTCAAGGTATTCTTCGATGCGATCGGTGACGTCCAATAGCGATCCTTGTCGTCGTCCATTTTGTGCCCCTCCATTGGGTTTGCGGTACGGTGATGACTTCCAATTGCGCCAGGCAGCGTCCCAGTTGGCGTAGCGCTTGGCGTGCGCTGTGCAGTAGTCGGTGAAGCGTAGGAACTCACCACGGTCCTTCTCTGCGATGATGGGATGCCAATCGGCCGGCATCGGTCGCTTGCCGCGCGGTGTCTTGGGGGTGTCACGTGATGGTGTAACGTGACTGTCACGTGACGGCTTAGTTGATTTCATTAACGATCGGGTTGTGTCACGTGACACCTGGCGCCGCTTCTTCTGTCGCTGACGCTCGTGCTCGCGCCTGGCGGCCAGGAGCTCGAAGGCTTCGGTGATTTTGTCGATGATGTCTGCGCGCACGCCCTTCGCCTGAAGCTCGGCAAGCACGTCGCGCATGAGGTAAGGCCTCCACACAGGCAGGAGAAAGGGCGCCGGTAAGCCTCAGTGTGGCGAGGCAACGGTCATGACTCCGCTGTCCCGGCTAGCGACCAGCAGACTCGACTGCGGTCGATTCGGTCAAGTCAATTATTGAATCTTTCCCCGCACAACACCCCAGCGCTCCAGATAGCCGAGCGCAGCGTCATAGCCCTGCGCGAAGGCCCACGTTGCGCCGGCCGCTTCCATCTGCTGCTTAACCTCCAACTGTTTAGCGCTCGGGTGCTTGCCGAGCATCTTGAGCTCCAGGCCATAGCAGCGGCCTTTGTACAGGATGATGACGTCGGGCACGCCGGCAACGACACCGAGGCCCTGCAGGATCGCGCCCTCGTTATTGGTGCGCCAGCCGCCGTTGGGACAGTGGAATGCAAACACGCCAGGCATGCCGCGCTGGCGGATGTGCGTGAAGATCGCGCGCTGGATCTGCGCCTCGGTCTTCGGCTCAAGTTTCGTCGGGTTCAATGCCCCAGAGTAGGGGCGAAGCTTCGAAGCCTCGCTCATGCAATGCCCTCGTCATGATCAGGTAGAGTCGCGCCGGAAACTTTTTCTGCGTGTCGAGCCAGTTGACCAGATTATTGTAGCGTTTGCCGGTGAGCTTGAGCACCGCGGGACGGCCGCCCAGCGCATCGATCACGTCTTCCATGTCCGCGCACCAAAGCCGGCGATGCCTTCGAGCCATTAGGCCTTATACAGGTGTCCTGCTAAACCTGGCAAGGTCGGTTGCCATATGTCAGGTGACCTGATATCTGGAGGGGATGACAAACACCCGCGATCGCTCAAAGAGCATGGGCGGCACTGACATGAAAATCATCATGGACGGCGTCGCCGAAAAAATCCATCAGCTGTGGCTGGAGAAGACCGGCCAGGCCGATCCCCCAGATCTCAGTGGCGTGTGGCCGGTGCGCCGCGGCCAGGCCACCGAGGCCCTCAACATTGAATGGTTCGAACGAAAGACACAGATGCCGGTGTCACGCCGCGGCGACGTCGTGCGGCACCCGCTGCTGCCGTGGGCGACCGTCACGCTCGATGGCTGGGTCAAGGCGATCGAATGTCCGCTCGAAGCCAAAGACGTCGGCGGACACGAGCCGCTAGAGGTCGTCATCATGCGCTACCAACCGCAGATGCAATGGCAGTGCGAGGTGACCGGCGCCAACCAAGTCGCGCTGTCGCTGATCATCGGTGCTCGCGAACCGGTCGTCGACTACATCGCGCGCGACGCCGAGTACGCCGACAAAATGATCGAGGTGGGCGAGCTCTTCTGGAAGCATGTGGTGGATCGCACGCCGCCGGTCGACCTTCCCGTCGTCCCGCCACCGATCGAAGCCAAGGCTCTTTACGATATGACCGGCGACAATCGCTGGGCGTCAGAGGCCGCGATTTGGTTGGAGACAAAAGCTTCGGTCGAGAAAAACGAGGCGGCAGCGTTGATGCTTAAAGAGCTCGTGCCGGCCGACGCAAAAAAATGCACCGGACACGGTGTCTTTATTTCGCGGAATCGCGTTGGCAACCTGTCGCTGCGGGAGCTCAAAAAATGAGTTACGTGATGCGCATGCTCAGCCCGCCGGAGCTCGCCGGCAAATTTCTCAAGAGCTTCGACTTCGATGCCGGCGACGGCAAAGGGTACGGAGTGTTCACGATGAACGGTAATCGTGCCAAACAATTCCGCGATGCGCGCGCCGTCATGGAATTCTGGAAAACTATTTCGAAGAAAAAACCGTTGCGATCGGACGGCAAGGCTAATCGGCCGCTATCGGCCAGCACGATCGAGGTCGTCAACCTGGGAGCACTAAATCATGTCCACTGAAACCAAGCCGCCGCTCGAAATCATCGAGCCCGCACTCGCAAGCCCGCTGCAGCTGCCGGCGGTCGCCGACAAGCACGCCGGCATCGTCGAGAAAAAAGCAGCACGCAAGCGTGAGGACAAGCCGGCGTCGATCGTCAACATCGCCACCGCGATCGCCGGCATCACCTCAGAGGTCGGCGTCATCTCGAAGCTCGGCACCAACAAATTTCACGGTTACAAATTTGCGCAGATGCAGGATGTCCTGCAGAAGATCACGCCGCTGATCGCGAAACACGGTTTGATCATCGTGCAAACGGAAATCGGTCGCAACATGCTCGATGATGGGCGTGCGGTCGCGGTCGAATATGAGTTCACGATCGCACATACGTCTGGGGAGGTTTGGCCGGATCGGCCGAAGCAAACCGGGCTGTGCCGGTGCCGGGACTCGAAGGGCGGGTTCGATGACAAGTGCTTCAACAAAGCACACACCGCCGCCAGGAAATATTTTTTGCTCGCGCTGTTTCAGATCGCAACCGGCGAGGAGGATGACGCCGACGAACACGACACGGGCTTCCGGCCACCGCCAAAGCGGCCGGCGCCCAAGCACGACGCTAACACTGGTGAGATTTTTGAATCCGACGCGACTGCGACCCGCCAACAATCGACAGAAGCGAAGGAAGCCGCCCCCGCCGCAAATGGGGGGGCGGAACCTATGAGCCTGGAGAACATGGCTCGCGAAGCAGCCGCTCGTGGCCGCGACGTGTTCCGTACCTTCTGGCGCAACCGCTCGGCCGCTGAGCAGAAACAGCTAGAGGCGATCGGGAACGAACTGAAGACACTGATGGCATCGGCAAAGGAAGCACAAGATGAGGCAACAGCGACGGGCTACTAACATGGCAATTGATATCGAACAGGAAATCGCATCGATCATGCCTCTCATCAAAGAGCAGCATGAGATCCCAGCGCCGGCAGAGGTCGATAACGGCCTGGCCAACATCGAAAAGGTCGGACAGCTGATGTCGCAGGGATTGGCCGAGATCTTCATCGAGGCCGCGAAGCGATCGCGTGAGGCTGGGCAAAAAGCGGTGACCGAAGCCGCCAACTTTAATGCGCGGATGGAGGAGCTTGCGACCGGCTGTGAGAAAGCGGCCGCCGAGGCGTCAAGCGATGTGGAGAAGCGTACCGCTCGTGGACGTGAACTGTGCGAAGGTGCATCAAGGCTGGCGGCGCTGATAACGGCCGCAAGCCAGCTGACGCAGCAGCGCTAACGACAAGCACAGAACGTAAGCGGCGGCATCGCGCTGGTGCCGCCGTTTTTATTTTGTCCTCGGCGCCGAGCAGTAGCGGCCGAATGAATCGCATTCTTGGAAATCAATTTTCGTCCCGCTCGGGATCGTCAGAAACGGTATGCCGGGCGGCGGTTGATATTTTTGCAGACGCTTCAGCTGCTCCTCGACCAATTTGTGGTTGGCCTCGCGTTCCACGTCGATCGCCTTCTGCATGCGCTCGATGTCTTTCTGCGCGGTCGTCAACATCGTTTCGGTCACGCGCTGAATGTTGTCGATCACCATTTTGGTAACGTCCTGGCTGACGCAATTGGCCATCAGCTTGTCGGTGTCGCGCTGCCAGGTAATGACCATCTGCGCGGTTTCCTTGCGCTGTTCGAGCGTCGATGCATTGGTGTAGAAGAGCAACCCGCACAACACCAAAATGACAACGACCAGCGCGAGGCTGAGCGGTTGGTCCTTGAGCGCATCAAAAAACGAGCGGGCAGTTTTGCCCGCCTCTTCTGCACCTGGGATCATGCGATGGCCTGTATACTTTCAATTTGTTTGAGCAGCGCGTCAGTCGTTTTTAGAATCTCGATCTCTTTCCGATTGACCGGACCCCAATGCTGGCGTCGCGTGCGCAGGCCGATCGCCGTCACCATGACCGTGAATAGCGGCGCAAAGCGGGCGAGCCACTGATAGCGCGCGCCGTCGCCCGTGCCGTAGCAGGAAAGATTGTTCGCCGTCGGCCAGAGGTCTTTGCGGAATTGTTCGAACCCGCAAGGCTCTTCCCAGAATTCGTCCAGCAGCAGCGGGATGTCGCCGTGCGCGCTGCGGATGTTCCAGCTGGTCTGAAACAGGCCGGCCTCGCAGGTGTCACTCTCGACATTGCTCGCGCTGAGATCGCGGCCCTCGTAGCATTTGCCCGAGCTCTCGCGCACGCCGAGCCCGATCATGAGCACGAACAAATGCCGCAGCGTGTTGGTGCCGGCGACGTCGTTCTTCATGCCGAGCGCTTTGAATTCGTCATGGTACCAGGCGAGCGCGTCGATATCGGTTTTGCCGGCGTCAGCCATCGACATCACATCGATGCAGTCAGGCTGCGCCACGAGCAGGTTGGCGTAGCAGAGACACATGCCTGGCAGGTAGCCTGGCGGCGTCACACCGCGATCGTTCCAGGGATAGTCCATCAGCGCCGAGTCCTCGGCGATCGCAATAACTTCGGCGATATGTTTTTCGGTCAGCGCGTAGGTACTCTCGTCGACACGCTCGTTGAGATCGAACACCTCGTCCCAGGTTGCGCCGCCAACAACACCGTCGGGAGGAAGGCCAGTGGCCGCCTGGAAGGCCTTCACTTGCGTCGCGGTGATCTCACCGAAATCGCCGTCAGCTGGGATCCCAAGCGATTCCTGCAGAAAGGCAACGTCCGGTCCTTGCGATCCTTTCTTGAGCGCGCGATCGCCGGGCTCCTCGGCCTCAACCGGCGCCGCCGGCACGTCGAGCTCTTCGTCGGCCAGAGCGGAAGCAAGTGCGTCACAGATAGCATCGAACCGAGCGCGCACCGCATCGCAGTCGATTTTCGCGTCACAGAATCCGGCCTCAACGAGCACGGCCGGAGCCGACGTCGCGTTGAGAAATTTCAGGTCGGTTCTTTCCTTTGGTCCGCGATCTGGTAGCTGCGCGGCAGCTGCCATCGCCTTGGAAATTTTTGCGGCGAGCTCCTTCTGCGTTTTAAAACAGCACTCGACGCCCATCGGTTTGGTAGTGGTGACTTCAAAAGCATTCATGTGAATCGAGCAGTCGATGTCGCGGCTGCGGGCATTGTGAAAATCTACGATGCGCTGCAAATTTTCCGACTGTGTCGTGCTGATGTCGTCCCAATAGGTCGTCGCGGTATGGCCGCGAGCGCGCAGGAGCTCGGCCGTGCGCGTCGTCATCTTGCGCACCTCGTCGACTTCGTCGAGGCCCCACGGGGCCGGACCCGCCGCTCCACGCACCTTCAGGGCGTGTCCGGCGGAAATTACGATGTGCATCGGGAGCTCCTAGAATACGAGGAAGAAACCGTCCTGCCCGGCGCCGACCACAGGCGCGCCGATCGTCGGGCTCGCGACCCAGTTGCCTTGCCCCTGGAAGGTCGCGCGCACCATCATGCCTTGGCTAAGGCTGGCAGACAGACTGCCGGCGCCGGCAAATTGCGCGCCGAAGGCCTGGCGCAGCCGCATCTGTGCCTGCAGATTTCCAGCGCCAGCGAATTGCGCATTGATTGCCTCGCGCATCACTAGCGTCGGAACGAAACTGCCGGCGCCGGCAAAGCTCGCGTTGATCTGCAACGGCTGGCCGCTAATTATTAATTGCGCGACCCAATTGCCTACGCCGACGAATTGCGCGCCGAAGGCCTGGTTCAGTTGGATCTGCGGAACGAAATTGCCGGCACCGTTGAATGTCGCGCCGAATGCC